GGGTAGGAATTGGTGGCGACAATACATCAAACGCATTAGAAACTGTTATTGATGGATTTTATGTGTTATTAGCAGGGAAAACAACGCCTTTAGATTGGGAGGTTAACGATAAATTTAGGGGATGGATAGATAATAGGTATTTAGTAGGGGCTATTTTAACTCTGCCTGTTAGTTTGCCAAGTGATATTGATGATATATCAAAAGTTGAATTAGCCGTTGACAGTAGTACTTTAGGATCTGCATTTCCAAAAATAACATTTACAGCAGACGGAATAAATGACACTTACGACATAGAAGTTATGAATGAAATAAAAGCTGTATTTTGGAATGGAGCTTTATTAAATGACTTAGATTGGTCGCAAACATTAACAGAATTTACATTAACATTTATTCCTGCGAACGGAGACTTAATTAAACCAATATAAAATGAAAAAAATACTTATTTTACTATTAATAACAGTAGCTGGATATGGTCAAACATATCAAAATCCTACTTATGGAACCCTTACATTGAAGACTAATGTAGAGAGTGCAACAGCTACAAAGATAAATGCGCAGGAAACGGACGGAAAAATAAACTGGCTACAACCAATAAATATCCCTATTCCTTTAACACCTACAAGTTACGCTCCTGTTACAGCTACTTTGGGAGGACATTTAACAGGCATAAATAATAAATTTGCATCAATTACAGCAACTACAGCAGGGATTTCTACAAGGGTATGGTGGACGGCTGATATTTCCGTAGTGGATGGCGATAATTACTATGCCACAAATCCATTGGGAAAAGGGACATTAGCAAGTGCTATTCAAACGGTATCAAATGATGATAATCAAAAAAAATGGTACACACAAGATTTAATAGGCGCTGCGTTTGCATCTGATGTATTATTCCCTCCTGGCACTTATGCGGGTAACTTATCGGCAAGTACTACTCCAAACTCAGCGCAACAAAGGTGGACAGTTGAATTATATAAATGCGATAATTTAGGCAATCCAATAGCTTCTGGAGTTACAGGCGCAGTAGTCGGTGATTTAGGAGTGACTACAATAACCATTCTTGATTCTGGATTACTTACACTAGCAGACGGAAGCGTTACAAATGTACAAGTTTCTGGAAGTGTTGGGGCAGGTGGCTTATCAATGCTTACGGGACAAAGAATACGTTATCATGTATCCGCAGAAAAAGTAGGTACTACTGGAAATTTTATAGATCAAAAAGTATATTATGGGACTTCTTATAATTCATTTTTAGATGTTCCTGTAATTTTTGATACTAATTCAGTTTTAAACAAAAGTACTGTTATCGGCACAACAGCTACAGAGGCTTTGAACACTTTGAATACAGCTTTAGGTGCTAACGGCATTGCAACTGTTTACGTTGAAACAAACGGAAATGATGCGACGGCAGAGGTTGGAAATTCAAGAAAAACATATCTAACAATAGATGCAGCTTTGGACGATTTACCAGCTGATGGCGGAGTTATTAAAATAGGAGTGGGTTCTTTTTTGAGCCCTACACCATCAAAAATAAAATCAGGAGTTAAATTTTTAGGGAGCGGTAAGCCTGTAACAAACTCAACCATAACTTATACAGGATCAGCTACAAAACCAACAATTACAAGCCCTACAAAATTAGTAGGCGGAACAATATTATTAGGTAAAGTTGAAGTAGTACAAAAAGATAATATAGAATTTCATAATCTAGGAGTGGACAGCGGGCTAGATTACTGTAATACTTATAAAGCAGGAGTAGCGCAAGAGGGATTAATATTTGCGCAAGAATACAATCCTTTAGGTGGTTTGCCGTCAGCTGATGGTTTTCATCAATTACAATCAAATTCGCCTCCTAGAGTCGGTATAGTAGTTAACAACGTATCGTCTTTATGCAAAACAGCCTCATCGCCTGTACACGCTATGCTAATAGAAAATACATTAAATGCTAAAATATCAAATGTATCTACCTATTACGGGACTCATGGGTTAGTAATTAAATCAATAGGTTGTGAGGTCAACGGCTTAGACGCTCATGGACATACGTCTAATGGATTAATTTTTAAATCAAATGATTACGCTTACGGTGTGAAAAATTCAGCTACAAACATCTATATAACTTCTATAGTAGGATATGATGGAGGGGGTATTAATTTTGTAACAGAGCAACCTGCATTTGTAAACTCATTTACAACATTATCCAATTTTAACATCGAGTTCACAACTTACGGAATTAAAAACTCAGGAGAAACTGAGGGTAACGCAATTTCAAATGGTATTATTTTCACAACTACAGGCAACGGAATTGATGTAAATTCATTATTTATAAACTCTTCTTTTTCTAACATAGACCAAAGGAGTTCGTCCACAGGTTTTTTAGTTAATCAAAACAACGCTTTAGGTGTAGGTATTAGATTGAGTAATATAAGCACAGGTAATAATTCTGTTAGAGGTTATAATCTTACAGCAATATCTTCCAGCAATATCTTTCTATCAAATTGTAGCGGCTCAAATACAACAGGCAGTATATTATCTGGAAACATTTATGGGTTCCTAAAAGAGCAAGGAGCTGGAACAATATCGGGAACGTTTAAATATGAAAACGCGACATCTTCCGATTTTATTTCAGCTTTAAATGCTAACGGGATATTAACAAAAACTGCAGTACCTGTTTCTGAGCTTGTTGTTTATAGTCAATTAGAGCCAAAGATAACAATAACCACTTCAATAAGCATTACAACCGCAACGCTTGACGCTAATGGTATCAGGCAAGATGGTAGACACGTAGTTATTGACAACGGAGTAAATGCCATTAACTTGACTTGTAACGGAGGAGTAACAACTTCATACGGTAAAGTAGGAACGGGTGCAATTACATTCGTTCAAGGTTCGGGGCGTACTTTGGTACAACTAACAGGTACTGCTATTTTGAATGGTATTGCTGGGAGCGAAGCAAAACTATGGAGTAATGGGACTACTGATTATTTAACGATTATAAATTATTAAAACTATGAAAAAGTTATTTTTGTTTTTATTGCTTTTTACGACTTATTCGTATTCTCAATTAAATCCTATTTTTTTTGGAGCATCTGAGAGATTGTTAAGATTTACGCAGGAATTCGCTAATCCTTATTGGAAAACAACGGCTTCAGGAGTAGGTAATAGCCCTGCTATAGCTTCAAATGTAATTAACGCACCTGATGGAACACTTACAGCAGATAGGTTCTATACAACAGCAAACTTAGTGTGTTCTATTTATGAAAATGAAATTTATATAAAATCAGGTCAAAGATACACAATGTCATTTTATGCAAAAGCTGGAGCTTCAGGATTTTTTCAAATATATGGCAGGGGAGGGACATTCACATCATTGGTAATTTATGCTAATTTTGATTTAATAAACGGGATTGTCACAGCTAAAGGAGCGGGTACTTTAGCTGTAATGCAATTAGACAATAACGGGTGGTATAGATGCGCAATATCCGCAGTGGCTACTGCTAGAGGTATAGGGGGAATGGCTATAGGAGTAGTTAAAAATTCAACTTCGCCTAGACAAGACACATCAACTTTAGGAAATGAGTGCTATATATGGGGCGCAAAAATAGAAAGAGGAGGAACGGCAACAAATTATAAAAATGAATTTACACAAGTTACTTATACAGGTGCTTCACCTATAACGCCAATATAATTTTTAAGATATGCTAAAACGAAAAACAAAAACAGAATTTACAGCACCAACAGATAGGGGTGCAACAACTACTACAATAAGATTTATTATTGACGGGTTATTTATAGACCAAAACAATATAACTCCAAAAGGCTATTACTATTGGTATGATGCAGACGGTAAAATGTACCAACGCCATATAAAAGATATTACACTTTTGGAAACCGTAAAGCAATTAGAAGACAATAGCGCTATCCCTTTGTTAAATTCAAATATTAACATTTACGATAACGTAATTCAAAGGCTTGGAGAACTTACTCATTTGCAAATGACAGCAGAAGAAAAAGAAAACTTCGGAACATTGGCGAGTGACTGGGTAGAAGACAACGATTAATTTAAAACAAATATATTATGAAAAATTGGAGAACTACATTGGCGGGTTTATTAACAGGATTGCCATTTGCTATTGACGCGATTATACAAGCTTACACGGCTGGTTATTTTACAGATAAAGCAGGTTGGCAGTTATTTGGATCAATAGCAGTAATTGTAATCACTGCGTTGGTTAAAGACCACAATGTTACTGGCGGGAATAAGTTTGCAGATGATATAGTTGGAGACAGACCACCTAAAGACGGGGGCAGATAATGAAATCTATTCTTTGGCTAGGAATGGCTGTATGCTTTGCATATGGCTTTTACTGGCGAGATATGTTTGAGAACGGATTTTTTTTATTTCAAGCAGTTTCATTCTTTTTATTATCTTTATACTTGATTTTAAACGATAGGAATAGTTTTATATGTTATTTGTGGGCGTGTTATTCATTCAACAATTTGGTGGATGAATTAATTGGAACTCCTACAGAAGTAAATATAAACGAAAAAATAATTATATTACTAACACCTACAGTATGGGTAATAATAAGAATTTGGAGCAATGACAGACAAAGTATCTGAAGAACTAATCAGTTTTTTTATAAAATTCATTATAATTCCGCTTTTGGCAGTTGGTGTAAAATTATCGGTAGCGAGTATGGGAGGGGGGAAAATTTCAAAACTAAATGTCGCATTGTCTTTCTTTGTGGGAGTAGCTATACCTTTGATATTAAAGGACGTTATAGAATATTACACTCCTAAAAACTTAATAACTGCGGTTATTGGCGTTATAGCTATTCTTAGTGATAAAATAGCAGAATCAGTAATTAAAAGAGTAAAGATAGATTTGATTATATCTTCATTAACAAACAACTTAATTACATTTATAATAAGCGTATTTAAACCAAACCAAAAATGAATTTACACGAAAAATACAATACGCTATTCAATAACTATGGACTTACAAGCGCATTGAGAACTGCGCACTTTATGGCGCAAATTAACCACGAAAGCGGACTAAAACCCAAAAGAGAATCTTTATATTTTAAATCTATTGAGGGGCTTAGGAACACTTTCTACACGCCGTTTAAAGGGAAATCAGATGCTTTTGTGTCTCAGTATTTAAAAGATTCTGTAAAGTGCGCAAATTACGTTTATGCTAATCGAGGAGGGAACGGGGACCAAAACTCGGGCGACGGCTTCAAATACAGAGGTGGTGGCTTGCTACAAAACACTTTCTTCGATGGGTATAAAAGATTGAAGGATAAAACAGGTATTGATTTTGTAACTAATCCGGACTTTATTTTAGATGAAGAAAAAGCAGTTCTTTGCGCTTTGATATTCTGGAAAGATAACGATTTAAATAAGTATGCGGATTTAGACGATTTAGACGCTGTAAGCGATCAAATCAATATAGGCAGGCAAACTATTAAAGAGGGAGATTCTAACGGTTATGAGCACAGAAAACAATGTTTAATTAAATGGAAACAAATACTAGAGATATGAGCCGTACCAAAAAACACCCATACGCGAAAGCAAAAAAAGTATCTAAGCATTGTAGAAATTCAAGCGGTAAGTGTAGTTATTGCGTTGGCAACAGAACTTATAAAAACGAAAAACATTTACAATGAAAAAGCCATTTTGGAAAACAACCGTTGGAAAGCTTACAATTGCGCTTAGTAAAATAGCTCTAGGTATGATTATTAAAAATCAAAAAGGAATCAAAGGAACTGATAACGTAAAAAAAGTAGATGAAGTCCTGGATAAAATCCCTTAACTTTGGCACAGTAATTGTATCTACATAAGAAAAACATATACTATGAAAACATTAAATAGATTATTCGAAGCTTTTTACGATGGAGTAGGGAAATTTCTAACAGGTAATACAAAGTTTTTGACATAAAAAAACCACTCCCGAAAGAGTGGCAAAAAACTAACCAATTTTATTTAAAATTTATCGGGATAAAGATACGATATTTTTTATTCACCCGTCACTATCTCAGGGTCAATTACTTCGATGTCGTTTGGATTTGTTTTCATATCGGGAATAGCATAAAGGATTTGACATTTATTTTTTGGTTCTTTGAATGTTTTTCGCGTTCCGGTTGCTCGTTGTAAACTGATACAAAAGATTTATTTATTTTTAAAGCAACTATACCAGTGTTTTTAACTTCTACTGCAATACCCAATTTAATCATATTCATACCGCTTTTGTTTCTTGAATAACCGTAAGCATTACCTACGGTTATTTCGTTGCCTAATGCGTCTTTCATGGCTAGAACTGTTTATTTTTAGTCAGCAATTCAATATAGATTTGCTTTTCTTTTTCGGCTTCTAAAATCCTATCCCAAATTTTATCACAAACAGTTTCGTCTTGCTCTACTTCTATTTCGTGCCAAAACTCCTGACCTTCAAAAATAAAGTAGTTGAAAAAATAAGCCTTTTTTCTGTTTGTTGCCATCATCTGCATTTGCATTTGATAGTAATATTTTGGATCAATTATATTCGTAGCTACCAACTTAAAGAAAGTATTTGCTTTAGGGCATTTGATTTCTAAAACTGCATCTTTTCCAACTAATCCGTCTGGGCTTGCTCCCGCATTTTCTCCTACATTAAAAAAACCACAATTTGAAGTTTCAATAAATTGCAATGCTTTTAATTCTTTGAATTTAGCAAAGGCTATTGGTTCGGTATCAATACCGTTTTGCATATCATAAGAAATAAAGTTTTCCTCTACTTCACCAAAAACAGTTTCTACAGCTTTATCAAAAGCGTAAGATTTGCCAGTTTCTCCAAGACCTTTAATACCCATTAATTTATGAATTTCTGAGGCTGTAAATTTACCTAATCTTTGAGTATGCCAATCTTCTGAACGTTGTATATTACTTTCCATAAGCTAAATATTTCGCCTCTATTTCGGCAGTTAGTGTGTATTTTGTTTTTATTTGATCGATTGTTGCATTTGCTTTTTTGGCATCGGCAAAATTAGCTTCTGTAAATTCGGGTTTAGGTTTGTTTAAAACAGGCTGTAATGGTTTTATTCTTATACCGTCAACAATTGCACCCATCATTTTAACGTTTCTATCTACAAATAATTCAATAACCATGCCTCGCCAATTCTCAATGACATGGCATTCTTTACCAACTAAACCGTTTTTCTTTGCAAATCCTGCAAGAATTTTGTTGTTAGTTGAATTTAGTTTCATTGGCTTAACATCTTGCATAAAATAGCAAAATATACCATCTTGTTTAGTTCCTGATACATCTACACCTGTTTCATATTTTACTTCCTTAATTTGGAATATTAACGGTATTTTGTCCGTTTCCATTGCATCTAAATCGGCAGATGCTAAATGTGTTGACTTTCGGTATTTTCTCCAGTCTGTTTGTAATGTTTCCATGTTGTGATAAATTTTAATGTTGATTATTTTTTCATTTCTTTTAATATTCTCAAATCATCTATTACAGATTCTAGGTTAAATATTAATTCGTCTATTTCAGAATCGGCACTTTTAAAAATAGTAACCTCTATTTCATTTACTTTTATTTCTAAAAAACCACTTGCCGAAAATCTTGTTTGTAATTCCATAATGATAAATTTTAATGTTTGATGCAAATCTACAAATACTAATTGGATAAATAATGCGTGTTTTGTTATTTATTTTGATTATAAATTGTATTTTAAATTATTATTATTCAATTTTAATATATACATTTGCATCTAACAATTAATAACAAAAAAATTATGGGAAGATTTAAATTAGAAGAAAAAGATAAATTGAAGCCATTTTGGGGCAGTTTACAACCTATTATTATAGATACAATTGGGCGTAAAAATTGCAAACAAATTGCTGAGGACGCTATTAATAACCACTACAAAAAACTTTTAAAAAAACAAGGGAAATGAAAACAGCTATTCAACAATGTGCACAGGATTTGTTTGAAACAAATTTAAGCCACGAATCTAAGACAATAGTAGTAGATATTTTGCACAAGCATTTAACTACTGAAAAAGAGCAAATAGTAAAAGCTTTTAATTCTTATACAGACAAAAGAAGAGAAGCGGTTACTAATGGTGTTGAATACTATAACGAAACTTTTGACGTATTTCACCAATGAAACTACGCACCCAAACAGCAATAGCCTACACAATAGCAGGTTATTTCGTAGGTAGAACGATAATAGGATTAATTTTTAATTTGTAGGTTATGAAAATAGATGACAATGTAACGGTATTATTTAAAAATACTGAAGGTAAAAAAGCTGAAATAACAATAAGTGTGAAACAATTGCTTGAAAATACAAGTGATGATTTTTATGAATGGCTTGATGATTCCGAACCTTGCACATCTGCAAGCTGTAATAATGAAAGTCAAAACTTTTGTGATTGTGGATCAAGTTATGAAGATTATGAAATATATGGACTAAAAACACAAGAAGATGATAACTAGACTAAACCAACTCCGCAACAGACGTGAAAAACTAATTTCACTAAACGATGTCAACCACTACACCCAAACAGATCACCCGAAAATACTTAAATACTATCGGTTAATTTTATGGAATAGGGTGCAGATAGGCGAGATTGAATGCGTAAATGTTCGTCCTGCAAAAGCAAGAATTGGACTCACAGCAAAAGATTTAAGAGAGCTTACACAACCAATAAAAAGCAATTAAGATGAGTATGTATTTTTTAATATTATTTCTCGGAATTCATATTGGATTTTTTATAGGTATGTGTAAATCACAAGCCAATAGAGACAAAAAGCGTAAGGCAAAAGATTTGAAAAAACTAACTGAAAATTTGAATTAGGGATGATACAAGCGAACGAATTAAGGATAGGGAATTTATACAGTCAATTTGGACACATAGAAAGCATTAGCTGGGTTAATTTAAAAGAATTAGAATCCGCTCCAAAAGACCAATTGTGGTGTAAGCCGATGCCATTTACAGAAGAATGGTTGCTGAGACTTGGATTTGTTAAAAAAGGAGATAACGAAGAATACAGATTTGAATTTAAAAAAATAGTTAATGGGTTTGTATTTGATTTTATAACAGATTGGAATACGCAATCATTAGATAACAAGTTTATTGTACAATTTTGCAAAACAAGAACCAACATTAAACACGTCCACCACCTCCAAAACCTATACTTTGCATTAACAAATAAAGAACTAACATTATGCAAATAGAACCAATAGACAAACTTATTTTAAATCTTTTGTGTTTAGACAACCCACTAAAAAACATTCCGTTTATAATTCAAGAACCACGAACAACGGTAAATAAAAGAATGGTAGTTTTAAAGGAAATGTTTGGAGTGAATACGACTGCGGGACTTATTTTTAAATATTCTAAATCTGAGGAAGAATGTACACAACAGACGATATAGCGCAAGAGTTAAATATAAAAAGACGTGCTGCAAATAGTAAGATAAGAAAATTAAATCTTATTCCTGTTAACATACAAGGTCGACGAATGTATAGCTCAAAACAATTGGATATAATTAAATCTAAAGAAGCTATTGTAAAATACTATCCAATGAAAACAACAGAGACTTTTTATATTTATGAATCAAAAATGAATAACCAATAAATAAAAATATATGATAAATCAAGAGTTTAAAATAGAAAAAAATATTCCCATTTCTTTTAGTCAAAAATTAAACAATACTTATCCATTTCAACAAATGGAAGTAGGAGACAGTTTTGCTATTAAATATGAAGACTATAAAGACATGACAAATAAAAGATTGCACGTTTGTAGTGCTTTTAAAAAATTCATAATAAATAATAAATATGCATGGAAGTACTGCACCAGAAAAGACAACAATTTAAAAATAGTAAGAGTATGGAGAATATCTTAGTTTATATGACCACAACATAAAAACTAATACTCACCGTATTCATACTATCAATAATAATAGCTATTATTTTAGCATTTAACGGAACTAAAAATTATAAACCATGAAAACAGGAATTGAATTAATTACAGAAGAAACAAAAATACAGAATACGGAGTTACCAAAACGCATTAAAAACATACTTTCAAATTGTCATATTTATACAATTGAAGATTTAATAAAATGTGATAAATCAAGACTTATGAGGATTAGAGGATTCGGAAAAGCTAATATAATGGTATTGGTAAATTTCGTAAACGATAGCGGATTCTATTTTAACAATTAACCACCACTTACAAAAATTAGCGATATGAAAACGAAAATACAACTTTATTTTAGAGACACAGACGATACGCTTTGTCAATCATTGGAGTCTTTATTGCAGGATGCTAAATATGACGGTTTAGAAAAAATAACTTTAGTTGAAGCTATTCCCGACAATGTAACTAGTGAGTTTATTTGGTGCGTTCAGCATGGAGAATGCGTAGAAAGGCACGAATGTAGAAAATCACAATGTAGTTATTATGAATCAAAATCAGGTAGAGGTGTTTGTTCTAATCGTGGTAAATTGTATTTTCATGGTAATGAAGTTATTTTTGACGTTTCTACAGGCAACCCCATTGCGTATTAAATAAAAATGATTATCTTTGGAAGAACAAAATAAGCCTAGTGAAAATTAGGCTTTAATTTCCTTAAAACTAGTAAAATTTTTAACCGCCTAAAATGGCACAATATTTAAAATTATGGATAAAACTTGGTATGATTGTAGTGTTAAATACAGAAAGACTACAGAAGAAGGAACTCAAAAAGTAGTAACTGAATCTTATTTGATAGATGCTATTTCTTTTACAGAAGCCGAAAGCAGGATTAACGAAAAAATGAGTGAATTTATTAGTGAGGAATTTATTGTTTCAAACATTAAACTTACTAATATTTCAGAAGTTCATTCATTTGATAATTCAGATCGTTGGTTTAAAGCTAAAGTTACTTTAATCGCTTACGATGAAGCTACAGGAAAGGAACAAAAAAGCAATTTTTATCTGCTTACTGAAGCGAACGATGCAAAAGACGCATACGATAAAACTGTTGTGATCATGAAAACCACAATGAGCGACTATAGTATTCCTGCAATTACCGAAACTAAAATAATGGAAGTGTTTCCGTTATTTTAGTGAAGAAAAATAAATTAAAACGAGCCAAAAAAGCCTAAAATTACGTTACTTTGATTGGGTTGGTAGTTGAACTTAATTTCAAAACCGTTGTAGAAATATAGCGGTTTTGTTTTAGATATTTAATATTATTTTGTATATTTGTTTATCGTTATTGGTGGAGCATTAACGAAACTAAAGACATTTTACTATCCTATCAGGGCGAAACTCCACTTTCAAACTGATGGGATTTTTATTTTTTATTTTATGATAGGGATATACAAAATCACAAATCCTTCGGATAAAATTTATATTGGACAATCGGTTAATATTGAAAAAAGAATTAATAAATATAAATTATTAGATTGTAAAAACCAAAATAGACTTTACAATTCATTGCTTAAATACGGGTTTGAAAATCATAAAATTGAAGTTCTTTGCGAATGTGAAAAACACGAATTAAACGACAAGGAAAGGTATTATCAAGATTTATATTCTGTTATAAATAACAAAGGATTAAATTGTGTTTTAGTTAATTCAAATAGTAAATCTGGTGTTATTTCCGATGATACGAAAACAGCCTTAAGTAATTCTATGAGAGGTAAATCTAAAAGTAAAAATCACTGTGCTAATATATCAAAGTCCAAAACAGGAATAAATAACCCGATGTTTGGAAAAACACCGCCGAACAAAGGAATTAAAATGAGTGATGATTTAAAGTTAAAATTATCTTTACAAAAGATTGGAGTTCCTTCTAAGAAAAAAGGGATTAAGACTAATAAAAACGCTTACAATTCGATTGTATTATTGGATTTAAATACTGGGGTTTTTTATTATTCAGTAAGTGAATATGCTGTTTTAAATAAGCTAGACGCTTATTGTTTAGGCAAAAATCTTAAAAAAGAATACAAGGTAAATAAATACGAAAACCTAATTATAACCAATGAATAGAGTAAATAAACAAAGGGTTGAAGCCGATCAAATTAATTGGTTTAAACAAAAATATCCAAATGTTCCAATATTCGCAATGCCAAAAGTTGTTTTTTCAGACAGCAATTCAACTAGGCTAGAGGACTGTATTATTAATTTTTTAACCTACAACGGACACCACGCAGTAAGACAGCATACAACAGGGACAATGATTGATAAAAGAGAAGTTGTTACCGATGTTTTAGGAAGACAAAGACAAGTTGGGAGTATTCAATGGGGGGCTTCAAGAGATGAATTAGGCAGGGCGGATATTATCGCAAAAATAATGGTTGGGTTCAAAGGGCGATTATTGCCTATTTCGGTAGAAATAGAGGTTAAGTATGGTAAAGACTATCAATCAGACAGGCAAAAAGACTTTCAGGCTAAACTTGAAAATATAGGAGCTTACTACACAATCGTAAAAGATTTTGACAGTTTTTTGATTTGGTATGATGCTTTTATGAAAAGTTTTGATTAAGTTTACGGAACAATAAAATCCCGTTTAACTAACGGGTATTTTTTCCTTTTTAATGGTAAGATTTTTAACTACTAATAAACTAACAACAAATAAAATGACAAAATTTGACTGCACTGGTAAAGTGCAAAAAATGAGACACTACAAAACAGATGACGAAATAATTAAGATTATAGGTATTTCAAAACCTACTCTTTATAGTCGTTTAAAGGATCATAAATGGAAAACTTCAGAAGTATTTTTAATTGAAAAATATGTGCTATGAAATTAAAAGAAGCATTTTCAAGATTAGGTTTTACTATATCCCAACAGAATAAACCAAACCAGATTGACGCAGACGCTTTTAATTTACTAGTAGAACAATTTAAAAAGATTGAAGAAAAAACAACTCAGGATAATTTATTATTTGCAAAGCTATACGCTTATGTACTCGGAAAAATGGCGGGGCATTATTCAGATGTTGACGGTGCGCAAAAACACTTGAACAAATTGTTGTCGCAACCATTTGAAGTTACGGTAAAAATTCTTGAAATGGAATTGAGAGCTATGGAAACAAGGCAAGTTTTCGCTGATCCAATGCTTGATAGTCAATCACCAAGTAAACTAAAAGTAACTATTGAAAATTATCCAAAACTTAAAACGGATTTTTTAACGTGTTGGGATTATTGGGATAACGACAATGTTAAAGCTCATTTAAAATCAAATATTAACCTATCAATACAAAACTTTAAGAACCATGTATGAACCTATAATACTAAACAAAGTTGTTGATGAGGTTAAGGTAATTGATATTAACGACATTCTAAAATACAAGATTGATATTAATGAAGAAATTCCTTTGCCGGAAATTATACTTTCAATATGTGATCCAAACGGAGATAATAAAAGGATGGTAATGACTAGGCAGAACATTAGTTGTGTTACCGCCCAAGCTAAAGTCGGAAAAACATTTTTAATAAAACTTATAATTTCGGCTTGTTTAAATAAATCAGTATTCCAAAATAGATTACATTCTGAAATGCCTACCGATAGAGATAAAATATTATACATCGATACTGAACAATCAAAGTACCACGTTCAATTAGGATTGAAACAAATGCGTGATTTAGTAAACGAAAACGCAAAAGACCAAAGCAGTGATTTTAATTCAGTTGCTAATAGAATCGACGTTTATCAATTCGATGCAGTCGGAACAGAAACCCGTTATGATTATGTAAAAGAGTTGGTTTATTCAAAAAACTATAGTCTTGTTATTATTGACGGTATTTCGGATTTAAGTATTGATACTAATGATTTAAAGTTAGCCGATAAATTAGTAACTGATTTGCGTATTTGGGCTACTGAAAACGATTTACACATACTAAATGTCATTCACTTGAATCCTGGTGATTTGTCGCATAAAATGAAAGGTCATTTAGGCACAAAATTAGCCGATAAAAGCGAAACTGTACTTGGCGTATCAATCGATAAAAATAACGCATCAGTAAGGCTTGTTCAATCATTAGCAACTAGAAACAGAAAACCTGATCCATTCGCTTTTGAAATTATGGAAAACGGGAATCCTAGTATTGTCGATTATGAATTTCAAGAAGTCAGTAATCTAAGAACCAAAAAAGAACCAACACGAACCAAAAAAGACAAACTTAACGATAATTCATTTAATATTATTAATGGTTGTTTTACAGATTTAGAAGAAAAAGGTGTGCAATATAATGAACTTTGTCTAAGGGTACGCAGGGAATTTCTAAAACTGACTAGCGAGGTTTTAGGCGAAAGATATGCAAAAGACTTTTTAAAAGAAGCCATTGAAGAAAACAAAATAATGTACGAACCGGCGCAAAGAAAATATTATTTAGGGGAGAATAATGTAATTTAATTTTGTATATTTGTTTTGTCGAGGTCAAGCGATATAACAATTTAATAAAACTCCCAATTATTGCGGTCTTGACCCCGTTTTAGTTGGGTTTTTTGTATTATGGAAGTTTGGAAACAAATTAAAGATTACCCTGATTATGAATTTTCTAATATAGGCAGGGTGTGTAGCTTAAAATTCAACAAGAGAAGAATTATGAAGCAAACAGAAGATTTAAGCGGTTATTTAAAAGTAAAGCTATGTTGCAATAAAAAGTAAAAAACATTCAAGTACATCGATTGATAGCTATTGCATTTCATAAAAACCCACAAAACAAACCAGAAGTTAACCATAAAGACCGAATTAAAATAAACAATTCATCTATTAATCTTGAATGGGCAACAAAAGAAGAAAACATGAATCATTACAAAATATCTAATACTAAAATCGAATCGAAAATTGATTTACAAATCAAAAAACAGAACGATTTAATTGATGAATTAAGTAAAATCTAAGTGGTGCAAAATTTTACTTTGCACTAGTGCAAAACATCGAAATCCTGCACTAGTGCAACGGTGCAAAAAACCCTATATATAATAGGGTTTTGCACTACTTGCATTGCACCACTTAAAAATGATTGCACTGGAATAACCCAAAACCCAAAACAAAACATTA